ACGATCCACATTCAGAGCAAGACGTGATTAACGGCAACTTCGATGTCTTTGATAAAGCGTACGAATGGTTTACCTACGGTGCACGAACACGTCTTATGCCTCATGGGCGGGTAGCTATCATCCAGACTAGGTGGCACTTGGACGACCTGACTGGTCGCGTGACTAGGGATATGGCTCAGAACGAGCTGGCCGATAAGTATGAGGTAGTAGAGTTTCCGGCGATACTGGAGTTTGAGCAACCCGACGGGGATATAAAAGAAAAGCCGCTGTGGCCTGAGTTCTTTGACCTTGAAGCCCTACACCGTACGAAAGCGTCAATGCCGTTGTTCCAGTGGAACTCGCAGTACCAGCAGAAGCCGACTGCGGAAGAGGCAGCCCTTGTTAAGAGGGAGTGGTGGAAGGAATGGCCGCACGAAGACCCACCTAGCTGTGAGTATATAATCATGGCGCTTGACGCCGCAGCAGAAAAGCACAACCGAGCTGACTTCACGGCACTGACTACGTGGGGTGTGTTCTTTCACGAAGAAGAGAATTGTTACTGCATCATCCTGCTCAATGCTATTAAGGAACGGTTAGAGTTCCACGAGCTTAAAGAGATGGCAACCCGTGAGTACTTAGAATGGGAGCCAGATGCGTTTATTGTGGAGAAGAAGAGTAGCGGTACGCCGTTGTATCAGGAAATGCGTAGGTCAGGACTAATAGTGCAAGAGTACACCCCGCATAGAGGTACAGGCGATAAAACTGCTAGACTTAACTCTGTTTCTGATATAGTACGTTCAGGACTTGTGTGGGTTCCACAAACACGTTGGGCAGAAGAAGTGGTCGAGGAAGTTGCAGGCTTTCCGTTCATGTCTAATGATGACTTGGTGGATACTACTATAATGGCGCTGATGCGGTTTAGGCAAGGTGGATTTATATCCCTACCAACTGACGAAGCCGAAGGCGAGCCTATGTACAGGCATCGCGGTGGATATTACTAAAGGATAAGACGATGGCTATTGAAAAAGGTTTGTACGGCATGCCCGAAGGCATAGATGAAGAGTTGATGGGTGAAATGGGCGAACCAGATGCCGTAATCGAGATGGCTATTGCTACTGACGAGGATATGCCCGTCATGGTAGAGCTTGAAGACGGCAGCGTTGAGATTAGCTTCGGAGAAGAAAACGAAGATGCCGACATGGCCCCGTTTGATGCAAACCTCGCTGAATACCTAGACGACGGGCAGCTAACCGAAATAGCTGGGGACTTAGAAGAAGCCATTGACGCAGATACTTCAGCTCGCCGTGATTGGGCAGACAGCTACGTTGCGGGTCTTGATGTTCTCGGTATGAAGTACGAAGAGCGTACGGAGCCTTGGGAAAACTCTTGTGGCGTATACAGCAACATTTTGGCGGAAGCGGCTATTCGATTCCAAGCTGAGGCCATGAGCGAGACGTTCCCTGCTGCCGGTCCTGTTAAGACAAAGATTCTTGGTGAACCCACTCAAGACAAAGAAGACGCAGCCCTCCGTGTAAAAACGGATATGAATTACGAACTTACAGAAGTTATGGTAGAATACCGCCCCGAGCATGAGAGGCTGCTGTATAGCCTTGGTTTGGCAGGTTCCGCCTTTAAGAAGGTGTACTATGACCCCAACATGGGACGCCAAACTGCCCTGTATATCCCTGCCGAAGATGTAATCGTACCCTACGGTGCCTCTAATATTGAGTCAGCGGAGCGTGTTACGCACGTCATGCGCAAGACAAAGAACGAAGTTGTGAAACTTCAGGCTGCTGGATTCTACCGCGAAGTAGAATTAGGTGATCCAGTATCTTTCTTTACGGATATAGAAGAGGCGAAAGCAGAGCAATCTGGCGTATCGTTAACTTCAGATGATCGTTACACCATACTTGAGGTCCATGCTGACCTGATTATTGACGGTGTAGATACTGAGGGTGAAGACGACGACCTACAGATCGCAAAGCCTTATGTGGTAACGCTTGAGAAGGGTACGGGTAAGATTCTAGCTATACGACGTAACTGGAATATTGACGACCCTCTGATGCTAAAACGTCAACATTTCGTACACTATGCGTACGTCCCCGGATTTGGATTTTATGGACTCGGCCTCATTCATATTATTGGTGGTTATGCTAAAGCTGGCACTAGTATTATCCGTCAACTCGTGGACGCTGGAACCCTATCCAATCTCCCCGGTGGTCTCAAGTCTAGGGGACTACGAGTTAAGGGCGACGACACACCAATTGGTCCGGGTGAATTCCGTGATGTAGATGTGCCTTCTGGCAGCATCCGCGATAACATCATGCCGCTGCCTTACAAAGAACCTTCTCAGACGTTGCTGGCGTTATTGCAGCAGATCACAGAAGAAGGCCGACGTTTGGGCGCTATCTCAGACATGAACATATCCGACATGAGTGCTAATGCTCCTGTTGGAACTACACTCGCTCTACTGGAGCGTACTCTAAAACCAATGGCTGCGGTGCAATCCCGTGTCCATTACGCGATGAAGCAGGAGTTTAAACTTCTTCGTAAGATTATTGCCGAGTACGCGCCCGAAGAGTATCTGTACGTGCCTGACCGTGGCGAACCTCGTGCTAGACAAGCCGACTACGCTATGGTGGAAGTGATCCCCGTCAGCGATCCTAATAGCAGCACGATGGCACAAAGAGTTGTGCAGTATCAGACTGTTATGCAGATGGCGCAGGCCGCCCCACAAATCTATGACCTACCACAGCTTCATCGCCAGATGATCGAGGTCTTGGGTATCAAGAACGCCGACAAGCTCGTACCTACTGAGGACGACATAAAGCCGATAGATCCTGTTAGTGAGAACATGAACGCCCTAGTTGGTAAACCGATAAAGGCGTTTTTAACTCAAGACCATCAGGCACACATCGCTACTCACCAGTCGTTTATGCAAGACCCACAGGTAGCTGCGCTTATTGGGCAAAACCCGGCTGCGCAGCAGATCATGGCGTCATTACAAGCTCATTTAGCAGAGCACACTGCGTTCTTATATAGACAGCAGATGGAGCAAAAGCTAGGCGTAGCGCTACCTGCACCGAACGAAGAGCTTGCCCCAGAGGCAGAAGTCTTGCTCGCTCAAACTATGGCTCAAGCAGGTATGCAGCTCACGCAGCAGAAACAACAGCAAGCGGCCCAACAGCAGGCTCAGCAACAAGCCCAAGACCCAATTATCCAGATGCAGCAAGCTGAGCTACAGTTGAAGCAACAAGAGCAACAACGCAAGGCAGCTAAGGATCAGGCAGACGCTGCGGTTGACGTTGCTAAACTCCAGTTGGACGCACAAAAAGCGGAGCGTACCGCTGCTATCGAGGCAACTCGCATAGCCACCCAAAACGAACAAGCCCAAGCCAAGAATGATTTGGACGAAGCTAAAGCTATTTTGGACATGGCGAAAGCCAATAGAGAGGGGCAGATGCCCCAGTAAGGAGGTGATCCATTGTCTACTACCGTCTTTGACGTGCTGAACAAAAAATTAACGGAGCTTCAAGGCTCTAGCGAAGATTTCCTGAAAAGCGGCGGAGCTAAAGACTTTGCTGAATATCGGGAGGTATGTGGCGTGATTCGGGGTCTAAACGCCGCATTAAGAGAAGTAAGTGACCTTTCGCGTAACTATATGGAAGATGAAGATGACTGAAACTATAACGGTTAGCGGGGTGGGAGCGGAAGCTTCAGTATCCCCAGCAATGACTGCATTGGAAGAGAAAAGGCAAAAGAAAATAGCCGAAGACATCAAAACCCAAGAGGAGCTAGAAGCCTCGATTCCGAAACCGGTGGGGTACAGAGTGCTTATTGCCCTTCCTAACGTGGAGGAAACCTTTGGGGATAGTGGTCTTATTAAGGCCGACCAGACTCGGCGGGAAGAGTACATCCTGTCTACTGTTGGCTGTGTGTTAGATATGGGTGCAGAAGCCTATAGTGACAAAGAAAGATTTCCTACTGGGCCTTGGTGCGAAGTAGGTGATTACGTGATGTTCCGCGCCAATACTGGCACGCGCTTCAAAGTTGGGAAGCAGGAATATCGTTTAATGAATGACGACTCGATTGAAGCCGTCGTCGATGATCCGCGAGCAGTCTCGCGCGCATAAGGAATAGACCATGCCTAGACAACAAGTAGAGTTTGAATTTCCAGACCCCGATAAAGAAGATAATACCCAAGAAGTAGAAGTGGATATTGCCGAAGAAGACGCGCCTTTAGAAGTAGAGGGTGCCGTTGGTCGGGAAAATATGAAGTCCGCCAAAGATACTATACAGGCGGGGGAAGTAGAGATTGAGGTAGAAGACGATACCCCAGAAGCTGATCGTGGGCGAAAGGCGTCTCCACCGCCAGAAGAGGTTACTAACGAGGAGCTAGAGAACTACTCCGAAAAAGTTAAGAACCGTATTAAGCACTTTAGTAAGGGTTATCACGACGAGCGTAGAGCTAAAGAAGAGGCCCAACGCCAGCGAGAAGCCCTAGAAGAGTACGCCAAAAACCTTATAGCTGAGAACAATAAGCTAAAAGGTTCAGTAGACCAAAGCCACAACAGTCTAATCCAGTCTGCTAAAAAACAAGTAGAAGGCGAGCTTAGTATGGCTAAAGCTAAGTACCGCCAAGCGTACGAGTCTGGCGAGCCTGACGCTATAGTCGAAGCACAAACTGCGTTAAATACGGCACAAATCCGTATGGAGAAGGTAAATGGCCTAAAACCAAAGCTTGTAACAAAGGGGGAAACTTCTTTACAATCAACAACTACTCCTGTACAAACGCAGGTAGATGCACCCCAACCTCAAGTGCAGCGAGACGAAAAAGCAGATTCATGGCGCGATGATAACCCATGGTTCGGCTCAGACGACGAGATGACTGCCTTTGCATTAGGGTTGCATAACAAGTTAACGAAAGACGGGGTAGACCCCCAATCAGATACTTACTACGAGAAAATTAACTCTCGTATGCGCCAAGTATTTCCCGATCAGTTTGATGATGGGATTGAAGATGAACCAGCTAGTACTCAGAGAAAATCTAGCAATGTGGTTGCCCCCGCTACGCGGAGCACTGGACCTAAGAAAATTAGGTTAACTCAATCACAAATAGCTATTGCGAAAAAACTCGGAGTGCCACTGGAAACTTACGCCAAACAGGCTGCTGAACTAATGAGGAAAGGATAATGGCTCAAAATAGACTAGATAGAGACCTTGAAGCCCGTACTAAGACGGTTCGTAAAACGGCGTGGACGCGACCTACTGTGTTGCCTGATCCCACCCCCGAAGACGGATACACTTACCACTGGGTTCGCATCTCGACCAACGGTCAATCTGATGCCACTAATATTTCCTCGAAGATACGTGAAGGCTGGGAACCTGTACGTGCAGAAGATCACCCCGAGATATTTACTGATGCTGTGGCAGATACACGGTTTAAGGATAATGTCATCGTTGGCGGTTTGATGCTATGTAAGGCCCCAGTAGAGCTTGTCCAAGAGCGAAACGATTACTACCAGCACCAAGCTGAATCGCAAATTCACTCTGTGGACAATAACCTGATGCGCGAAAATGATCCTCGTATGCCCCTATTTCACGATAGGAAGACGAAGGTTACTTTCGGC